GAAACGTATAATCATAAATAATGATAATTGAGGTTATGTGATGAGAAGATTAGATTTTGTTTTACCTGAGTGGACAAGAATTATTTGGAATAGTAATGATGCTAAATTAGTTTGGGAATCAAGAATAACTAAAATTAGTAATGCATTCTTATCTATTGAAAAGAATACTGTACTACAAGGAATGAAACCTTCTTGGTTGACTTCTATGACAGAAGTTGAATATAGAGAAACTGTTGATTCTCTAGAAAATACAGATTTCGTTTTACATATTCTAAATAAAATTCCTGTAACCAATTCTTATACTAGTTCTTCACAGAGTTATGTTGAAGGACAACCCTATAATTATAGAGTTGTTTTAACGCATAGAAATAACTTGGAAGATTGGAAAACTGCTTGGATCAACAACGATAATCTAACTATTGGTCGATTATTAGGTTTTCCTGAGTGTTGTCAAAAGTTCTTCCAAAAATATTGGGTAGACCAGAAATTCCTAGATACTTCCTGGCCAATGAGTCTTAATGGAACACAAGGTCCAAAAGAATGCAATATTCTTCTCAGATGGTTGGGTGTAAGAGCTGTTAGTCATTTACCTTGTTCTTTCGATTGTAAAGAAACTTATGACATAGCTAGAACAAACATTGAATGGGCGATTGATAATGGTTATTCGCAAGAAATGGAATGGCTAGAAGAAATGTTAGATTGGCCTGTGCAATGGAGCACACTACATGGTATTGCAGAAATCAGAACACCAATATTAAAGATTAGCACAAGAACCGATGCAACAGCTGACTTAGTTGTTGTTGATAAACAAGGTTTCAGTTATCCAAAAGAAGGTTCCAGTGGCACTAAGTTCCCTTATATTAATAAAGCAAAAAGTATTATCACCAAAAATAATGCATTCAAACGTAGTATCTTGTTAGAGAAACAATGGTTAGATAATGGTTTTTCTACTTTCGAAGCGATGTCACATAGCCATCAAATTTTATTAGAAACTCTTAATAATTTAGATAAAAATACACATTATAATATAATTGATTTTGGATGTGGTAATGCAGAATTATTGAAATCTATACAACAAACCAAATTAAAGAATAGTACTATTCATGGTGTAGAGATTGATTCTGTCAGATTCAGTAGAATCAAATATAATGTAGATAATCTTAACATAGGCGAATTCTATAATAAAAATATGTTCGATTTTTCTTCTGATTGGGTTAAAAATAGATATGATTTAGTTATATTAATGCCAGGAAGATTGACAGAATGCAACCAAGACCAAAGGATTAAATTTCTAGAATGGTTGAAAACACATTCAAAAATGATATTATGGTATGGATATGGAGATTGGGTTACTAAGACTGGAATGACTGAACCATGGAATACCATGAATCAATTGAATATCCAATTTGATAAGAAATATTCTACGTCATCACCATCTTGTTTTGCTCATTTAGGTAGTCTCACACAAAAGAAACCTGTTACTAGTTTCCAAATATTAGGATAATTATGACTCTAGATTCTTCGTTACCATGGGAAAAGGTTGCAGAACCACAAAATGATTTTGTTGATTTAGATATGTTGTGGTATACTGCATATGAACTTTATGGATATACTAAACCAGCGCAGAAAAAAGAACTAAGTTTATTCGATGGAAGGATTGGTGTGAATCTATTCACTCCCAACAAAAATAAAACTTTCATAAATTATGATGATTATTCGAAAAATAATCTAGATAATCTACTGGAATTCACAATAAATTTGACTCCATATTCAGAACATGTTTCAAGATTCTTAGACGTATATCATCCATTCATGAAAGATGAACTAGATGATAATTATATTTTCGAGATGAATACAAATAATCTCGGTTGCTCTTGTGGTCCTATCTCTTATCCTAAAAGTGGTTCAATTGAGATTTGCAGCACATATACAAATCCAATCGGGGCTGGAGATGGAATAATACATGAAGTTTGGCATCAAAGGTTACACGCACTTGGTATAGATTTCGAAACACACTCAAAGTTGTTTTTCACAAATCAAGACGATGAATTATTTGACAGTCCAATTCGTAAAGATAAATTGCGTCCTATGCCTGCTGTTATTCAAGCACAATATAGTTATATTGGAGTAACTGAATATTACAAATCGTTGATTGATACTCTGTTCCATCCAACAGAATCTATTTTAGAAAGTAAACCAAAATATTCAAACTTATCTACAGCGAATCTAGATTCTTGGTTGAGAGCTAGTGCAAGAAATGTTTACAGAATTAGAGAAGGTGTTGAAACTATCAAGAACAACATCAAACCAACACCAGATATTGGAGAAAGATTCATTTATGGTTATATGCAATATGCTAATAGAGTAATTAATCAAGCAATAGAACAAATTAAATATTACGAACAAAAATTCAATGTAGAATATGATTGGGGTGTTAGATGATCGATTTAGTTACAATTTCTGATAATTTATCAATTTCTGAGTGCGCTCAAATTTGGCACATAGCAAATAAATTTCAAAATTATTCTGTTAAGTTACATATTGGATTAAGTAAAAATCCAGACCAACATCATCTATCTTCTCTTATCTATAAATTAGATTGGGAAAAGACTAATAATAATCCGAATCTAGATTTTGAAATTTACTTCCCAGAACAAATATTCAGTGTATGCAGATCAAAAGAAGATCTTAAGTGGGCGCTAATAGAAGAATATCTTAAAGAAAAGAAACAGATAGATTACATTGTATATATCCATCCGGATGTAATTTTTAGTCAACAATCTACTATCGATTTATGGGAAAATATTGAGAAGAAAACAGATTGGTTTGGTGGTGGAAGTTCAATTTATGGAAAAAATTTACAAAAAGAACAGAATTGGATTTCTATTGAAGAATATCCTTTGATCAATAATATCACTGATATCGATCTATACAAAAGCAATAAGTGGCCTTCGATTGCAATATTTTCAGACAGCATGAAGACTAGTCCAGAATACACTTCATGGAGACAATTTATACAAAATAAGTATCTAAACGGTGACAATTTGTTCGCTTGGGAGAAAAATAATGGCTGATTCGAAAATTTTTGAAACATTAGCATATAAAATGTTAAAAGAAATTTCTAAATATGGCGATCTTGGAATCAATGGAATTACTTCAACGTTCGACTGACCGATGTTAAGAAATTGGGTCACCCAGTTTGGGTTTTCTCCTGGATCTAGAGCAGGAGATGAACAAATATCAGAACCAGATCGTGCTAAGTTTATATCACAAATAGGCTCATATTTTGGATGGAATCCACCTCCAAGATCAAATTGGGCTGTTGAAGTTGCAAAAGAAGAATCAGATGATAGATATATAGTTACATTCATGAGATATGCAACAAAAGAAGAAGTTGATAGATTGTTAGGTAAAAACTACGAGAATTTTAATTCTAAATAAAGGAAATTTGATATGAGTATAGAAGTCAGTCCTGTTGGAGTTACATGCAATTTATCGTGTCCATATTGTTATGAACATCCCATGCGTGAAGCTGGGAATTTTAATGAAAAACCATATGATCTTGACAAGATGATTGCTGGTTTAGAGAAAGAAGGTGGGAAATTCGGATTATTTGGTGGCGAACCTCTATTAACTGATCTAGAAACCTTAGAAGGATTATGGAAATTTGGATTAGAACGATTCGGATCTAATCAAATACAAACAAATGGCACTCTGATCAACGAAAAACATATTGAATTGTTCAAAAAGTACAAAGTGCATGTGGGAATAAGTGTTGATGGACCAGATGAGTTAAATGATGCACGTTGGGCTGGGTCTCTAGAAGAAACTAGAAGAAGAACAAAAATGTCTATGGATGCAGCAGACAGATTATGTGATGAAGGAATTCCACCTAGCTTCATCGTAACCTTACACAAACTAAATGCCACGACAGAGAAGCTGCCGAAATTGAAAGAATGGTTTAAATATTGGGATTCTAGAGGTGTTTATAGTTCTAGATTACATACACTTGAAGTTGAGTATGATTCTATCAACGAAACTCTGGCACTATCAGACCAACGTAATATCGAAGTTATGTTAGAAATGGCTCAATTCGAATCCGAACTGCAGAAAATTAGATTCGATGTTTTTAATGACATAAAAAAGATGTTGATAGGACAAGATAATTCAGCCACTTGCACATTTCATGAATGTGATCCATATACCACAGATGCTGTGCGAGGAATCAACGGTCAAGGTGAGAGTGAGAATTGCGGTAGAGCGAATAAAGAAGGAATCAATTTTCTCAAGTCAAGTACCAAAGGATACGAGAGACAAATGGCTCTTTATCACACACCACAAGAATACGGTGGGTGTAGAGGTTGTAGATTTTTTATTATGTGTAAAGGTCAATGTCCAGGTACAGGAATCAAATATGACTGGAGAAATAAAACAGACAAGTGTGAGATGTATTTCAAATTATTTGAACATTTTGAAAACAAATATGAAGAAGCTGGCGTCTTACCGTTAAGTAAGAGTCCGGAACTATCACGGATAGAAAATATAATGTTCAATATGTGGTCGCAACAGAAAAGAACTGGAATACAAAATGTGATATTTCCTATTTTAAATTCTTAGATCTAAAAAATCTATTCATAATATTCGAATTATAATACATCCGACGTCCTTCAGAATCTACAGCTGTTAGGACGTCATTTTTAATCTGTAACTCTATTTCTGAATATGTTAATTCGCCTTTTGTCTTACACAACTTAACAATCTCACGTTTGAAATACTCCTCACCATATCTATAGATATCTTCAGCTAATTCCTGACAAGATCCCCAATATTCTTTCCAATCAGATTCAAGAACAATCTTCTTCTTTCTCTTCTTATCTTTAATCTTTTTTGTTCGATATGAATTGAATTGTTTCTTACCGATATATTTTCTTCCAGTCAAGATGTTTGTGATACAATACACAAATCCAAAATATCCTTCTGGAATATCTTCTAATTCTTTTTCTTCATAGATCCAATTCTTCATGAAAGATATTTATTATAAATACTTCTATATGCAATCATTCAAGAATTTCATCTCAGAAAATGCCTTAGATTATCATATTAAAAATTCAATACCTCTAAATGAGTGTATTTTTAGATGGGGATCTAAAGGACATTTCGATCTTATCTCCGAAGCAAGAGAGAGAAGAGATTCTATTCCACTATCTGAGATAGAAGAATGGATTCTTGATTCTGATATCGGCTCATTTGGAATTTATGAAGGTGAGACAGTACCATTAGATCTTCCTCTTGAAGAAGAACAAGAAGTAGAATTAGATTCACCCAAAAGAGGTGGAAAGAAAAAATTCTATGTGTACACTAAGAGTGATGCTGGTAATGTTATCAAAGTCGAATTTGGTGACACTTCTGGTTTAAATGCTAAGATTAATAATCCAGAAGCAAGAAAATCTTTTGCAGCAAGACATAAATGTGTCGAGAAGAAAGATAAAACTAAACCTGGATATTGGGCTTGTCGAATTCCTGCCTTCGCAAAACAATTAGGATTAAAAGGTGGGGGAAAATTTTTTTGGTAGAGATTATGACATATAAACAAAAAAATATTAGTGAAAGAGTCTTTATCAGAGAATTCTCTGAAACAGTTGAAACTACTGAATTAATCTGGCACAGAGATCGACAAGATAGAACGATTAAGGTGTTGGAAGGAACTGGTTGGAAGATACAATTCGATAATTCTCTACCCGAAGAATTACTTAAAGGAACTAGCATCAATATTCCTAAAATGGTTTTTCATAGATTATGGAGAGGAAATAATAAACTCATTATAGAGATCACAGAAAATGCCTAATATATCATCAATCGATCAATCTAATCCAGCTCTATTTAAAATCGTCTTCAGTAAATTCCCTAATATAGAATTCTGGTCTTATTCAGTAAACCTTCCTGGTGTAACTATTGGCGAAGTAATCCAACCAACTCCAATTTATGATCTAAAGCTTCCTGGTGACAAATTAACATACGATCCTTTGGTGTTGAATTTTATCGTACAAGAGAATCTAGCAAATTGGATTGAAATATACAATTGGTTATTTGCTATAGGAAAACCTGTAGATATCACACAATATAGAAATAAGGTTCGAGAAAATCCATCATTATCAGAAAAACAGAATATATATTCCGATATGCAGTTATTCATATTATCTACGAAATCTAATCCAATCGTTAAAGTCACTTTCGTAGATGTCTGGCCAGCTGCTCTGTCACCATTAACATACGATTCATCAATTTCCGACGTGTCACCCTTAACTAGTGACGTCACACTCAACTTCTCATATTATAAATTAGAGGCAATTTAATGTTATCTTTCACAAAATATCTAGTAGAAGCTCAAGGTTTAACAGGTAGAAGACCTGGTGAAACATTTACCGATAAGGATGGGAATACACTAGTATTCCAGAAAGTCGAATTTTTCGATGCTGCAGAAGATGCTGGAGACGTCTCTGATGCTACTCCAGTGAATAAACCACTATCTAATCTAACAGGATTGGGTGTTGTTGAATTCAAAACTCAAATGGGTAATACAGTAAGATTCGTCAAATATATTAAACCGAAAACAGCTAAGTGGGATAATTCTAATCCAGGTTATTTTGAGTACAAATCGAAAGCGACCGCAAAAGAACAATCCGGTTTAAAACCATCTGACTTCTTAACAAAGATGGATAATCTATCACAAAACGATCTTTTGAAACAAGTTGAGAAAGCATTCGGCAAAGATTCGCCTCTATATACAGCAACTAAACAAGCTATCAATAGCAAAAATAATACATATCCAATTTCGATTCCAATCGGAGATCTATCTGAAACCGGAATTACAAACTACTTTGCTGAAATACTACAACCAATTGCTTTAATTAGGGGCGATTATACTGGTAATGCATCAGATGGAATCAAATCTTTAGTTGGAACTGAAGATATTTCCGATTTCAAAATCAATTTTCCTAAAGGTGTGACTCAAGGTCTTTACGATTCTTACTTAACTTCTGGTGATTCACAAATCAACATTTCTTCTAAGTTTGGATCCGCATCGCAATCAGCAAAAGCAAGTGTCACGAATCTATATAAGATCTATAAAGATTACAAAGATAAAGAAGCTTTCGATGAGTTTGAAACTGAGATCGAGATTACTAGAATTATTACTGAAATTGACGCAGAACAATCTCCAATTGATCTTGCCTTATTACTAGGATTAATCTCTCAGAAAGAGAAGAAGATTCTAACAGATTTAAGAACCAATCCTTCCATCAAATTAACTCCAAATATCATCAAACTTAGAGATACGATTAAACCTGGTTTGGGAAAGACTCCACCACCATTCTATCATGTACTTGCTGGTGTTGCTAAATCTGTTGCAACAGAGATTAATGAATCGGAAGATATTCAATTCAGCAGATTCGCATCATTACTATTGAACGGAACAGTTATTCAAGTCTATACAAAAGCAAAAACCAGAAATGGTATGGTTGTATTTGATAAATTTGATACAAAATGGCCTGATGATGCAGTAACGAATGTATTGATTGAATCTGGCACAAGATATAAAACTGATAGAGTAGATGGCAAGTTTGGATATGTAGTAAAATCTAAATAACAAAAAGGGAGGCTTTTGGCCTCCCTTAAACAATTTTCTTTCCGATTGTATATTTTGTTACAAGATCCCAGTTACTCTTATCTGCATAAGGAATAATCTTGATCTTGTTCAGAGAACAGAATACAGACATCTTCTGTGGATAACGATAGATCTTCTTTCCAGTCTCAACATCTTCACCCACATATTCAGCCCCAACAATCTTACAAAGTCCCCATTCATGAAGTAACTTTGCAATAGTATTTCTTCTAGATTCATCTTCTTCATCAAGACCAGAAGCTCTATTATCGAGAGTAAATAATTCCTTGAAATGTACAAGATAATATTTACCTTTCTTGTGTAAGATATGACATGATTGATATAACTTCTTGTCTTTATTTGAAGAAATTCCAATCCTAGTAAGTGTCTCTTTACAAAGAAGAAATGCTTCCTGATTATCTAATTCTACTTCTATGAATGTGTCAACCAAATTAGTAATTCTGTCATTCATTAATATTTCCTTTTTTAGAAGATCCTTTGGATCCACCAATATCTAAATATTTTCGCATATTGTCTAGATCTTCGGAAGTAATCATATCAGATATTTCTTTGGCTTTATTAACGGATATATTGTAATATTTCGATATAATCAGGATATCCTCTGATGGTTTAGAATTTTTTAACCATTTAGAGAATCGTTTCTTCTTTTTGACCGCAGACAAATAATATTTATATTGTAGAATTCTATCTAATTGAGCATTAGAATTCAGGAAATTAGCATGTAATATTGTTTCAGGATAGAAAGACATTCCTCTATTAATGAGGAATGGCACATAATCAGTGACATTATAATCATCGATCAGATCTGAATCTTTAGTTATATTGATAGAATTAAGAATGTCTCCTAATTTCGGCATTTTATACCTTCTTAAATAAGCATTCTGCCATAATATTAACAAACATAGCAGTAATGTTAATTTCTTGATCAGCAACGAACGCAGACTTATAAGAATAATCCGCAAGAATTACAATAGCAGTTGGAATAGATGATGGTTCTAGATGATTCTCAAGATTATCGAAAACCAAACGAACAATAGAACTGGGATCTGAATCTAAATTCTCATTCACCCACTTCCTCATGCCACTAAAATCCTTTTCTCGAAGTGCTTTAATCAGCTCACGAATTGACACATCTTGAATAGACGATAATGCCCCAAGATCGATCTTTCCATTTGAGATATAATATCTCTGAATCTCAGAGATAGTCTTACGAAAATCTGGAAAGAACTTCATGATAATCTCAGCCAAGACTTTCTTATCATATTCAACAGATTCTTTCTCAAGAATCCCCTGAATCCGCTTCATCATTAGAGATGCCAATTTAGTCTTCTGAGTAGAAGGAATAGTAAATTCAAATACAGTTAACCTTGAAATAAGTGGTTCAATGATCTTCTTCTTATAATTGCAAGTAAGAATGAATCGGCAATTCTTAGAGAATTCTTCCATGAAGTTTCTAAGTGCAGGTTGAACTGCAGAAGACATATAATCTGCCTCATCAAGAATCACAATCTTCTGTCCACCAGAGAGCGAAATAGAAGAAGCGAATACTTGAATCTTATTCCTCAATGTATCAATATTCCCATCAGAAGAAGCATTGATAACCATAACGTCACAACCAAGTTCATTACAAGTTGCTTTTGCAATTGTAGTCTTTCCCATTCCTGGTTTACCAGTCAATAACATATTGGGAATATCTTTGTTTTTTACAAAGTTTTTGAAAGCTTTCTTAACATCTTCTGTAAGAACGCAATCATCGATAGTCTGTGGTCTGTAAAGTTCGGTCCATAATGTATTTTTCATAATATCCTCATAAATGAATATGGACGGTACACTACAAATATACCGTCCGCAATAATCAACAAATCAAACTAGAACTTCGAATCAGCTTCCGCAGCAATGTAATAGCGTACATCATTAGTCAGATGCTTGAAGCAAGACAGACCCTTGTTAGAAATAGAGATTTGATAATCGCCTTCCAACAACTTCAGATTTGAGATCTTCATATATACAGTAAACTCTGAATTGAAATCACCGGAAGTCTTAGTCTCCCATGTATTAGTAGAAGAGTTAGTCTTGTCTAGAACTTCAATGTGAATATTATCGTCACTAGAATAGATCTTGAGATCGTCTACTCCAAGAATAGACGCAGACTTAGTGATCTTCTTCAAATTATCTTCTGAAATCTGAAAAGTGATGTCTTCTGAAGGCATTGTGATTCGCTTAGAAGGAGAAGAAATCAGATCAGAATTACAATAGAAAATCTTAGTAAGATCACTACCACTTGAGATCTCAACATACTTAGAAGAGAAATTCATAGTCGGTTTATCGAACAGACTAGAGATAAAATTCAGCATCTGTCGAAGATCATAAATAGCAAAATCTACAGGAAATGTATCTGGAAGAGTTGCTTCGGCCAAGACTGTCTTACCTTCAGTCATGGTACGAATCTCATTACCAGCAGAAACCACTAGACCATTATTAATCGATGCGAAGTTTGCAAGAACTCTGAGAGTAAATGGATCTAGTGTTAGTTGTGTCTTTGTTTTGGTTGTCATATTATATCACCTTATTATATTATACTACTGAATTCACTATAAGTAAATTACTTTCTATCTAGAGAATATGTAAGAACTTGTGGGAAGTACTTCTTAATAAAATTCTTGTTTAGATTCTTGTATGGATTCTTCTTCTGGATTAGATGATTGTATACCAAATCCGATTCTTCAACATACATACTCTCAAGAATTTGAATTAATTTCTGCCTCTTTCTCTCAGTTGTAAGAGCATTATCTTTTGTGAAGATATAAATTCTTTTCATCTCGTGATCTAATGTAGAGTCTGAGATACCAGCTTTGTTGTGTTTTGTGGCATAAACCACATCTTTAAACTTATCAAACTCAATAGTGTCGTTATGGAAACATGCAAGCACTTTGAATAGTGGTTCACGCATATGGATCCTGAGGAATTTCGCACGTTCCTCAGGATCTTCGATCTCATTTGCAAGTCTTAGTACTTCTGGAATTGGTTTCTGGTACATTTTAAAAATCTCCAATATTATTTAATAGATTTTTTAATCCGTTTTTCATGAGATAACGATAAACTTGTGTTGAAGTATTTTCAAGTGGTTTATCGTATTCTTTTAGAATCACTTCCTGAAGGTCATCAGGAATAAAATCGAAATCTATTAGATACTTATTGCGCATGTATCCAGACAATTCTGTTGAAGTCATCACAGACTCTGGTTTGAAGGAAGAAAGAATTAAGTCGATCTTCTTCTTAGTTAGTCTCTTCTGCCTCTTACCTTCAGTTACAAATGTATCATCGTCTGAAAGGAAATTCGGAATACCGTCTCCAGAATCTCCATTCAACACTTTCTCAAGAAGATATATCTTTGGATGTTCTTCTTTAATCCAAGACTTCATGATAGTTGAATATTGTGAGACGTTGGGATATTTCTGTAATTGAACGAAATCCTTATCTCCAGAAATAATAAGAACCTTCTCAAATGAAGAATACTTCTTAGTTAGAATTGCAATAACATCATCAGCTTCACATGTTGGTATTTCAATATATCGATAAGGGAAATTCTCACGAATCTCGTTTTTGATTTTGTTGATGCTCTTGAATATAGCATTCCAATCAAAGATTGAAGCGTCTCTGGATTTCTTTCTATTAGCCTTATAATAAGGAAAGAGTGTCTTTCGCCAATAATTAAACGAATCAGAACAAATTACCAACTCACCATAATCTTCACCAAACTTGGACTTAACAGAACGAATTGAATTGAGGATCATGTGGCGAAGAAAGTCTTCCTCAACAGTATCGTTCTTCGATATGTTAATCTGCTGCATTATGTTAGAAATAACGATTTGATTTAAATCCAATAGGATCATATATTTTACCTTTGAGATTACTTATATCACCAAATCCAATCGTAACGATCATTGATTCTTTGGTTAGCTTCTTTATCTGAGATCAGAATTGCAATTCTATCTAGAGCATCATGAATTAGCTCTTCATTTGGACGACCTTCACGATTCAGAAAATCGAATAATAAGCTTTCGATCTTTCTCAACTCTTCTAGTTCATACATATTATTATAATATATTAATCATGAAACGTCAAATGGGGTGCCGAAGCACCCCAGGATAGATATTGATTCAGTTATTCAGAAGTCTCAGTCGCATCAGCCGTCTTCGCCTTCTTCTTTGCGATCTCGGCCTTCGCCTTCTCGAAAAGTTCCTTCTTCGTCAACGCCTTCTTATTGTTCTTTTCGATATTCTTCTTAACTGTAGTGGTGATCGTTTCTGTGACTTCAACAACCTCAGGTTCGACTGTCTTCTTGACACGCTTCGCCTTCGGGGCAACATCACCGTCAGCAGCAACCTTCTTGGTCTTCTCAACCTTAGTAACAGGAATCACTTCTGTGACACCTTCCCAGGGAGACTTGCCAGTCATCCAGGAAGCAGGAATCGTATATTGACCCTGACCTAGACGAGTCATCTTACCGAATCCTTGACTCTGAGAAGCGAACATGGTGAAACCAACACCATTATCCTTACCGATCTGCTCAACATTCGCACGAGTAAAGACCTTATTGACTCCTCCACCGAAAGTCTCCAAAAGAGACGTCACGAAACCCTTCAGGGCCAATTCACGAGAAACCTTAACACGAGCCATAATTTATAATTTTCCTTTTTGAGAATTTTCTCTACTCAACCAGTATACCTTAGAATTCCGAATTTGTCAAGTACTTCGGAAGATTAATTTTCGTTAAATCTTCGAAAGGAACTGAAATTTTAGAACCGACAGGATAATTTTGCGGCAAATTATACTTGTTGTCGCAGTCGATCACTTCGATGTGAGCACGCTTGCTCTTTTTTGCAACAACTAAACCACGATAGACGAATGGCTTGGAATTGGCTTTCACACTACGAAAAGAAACAACATCTCCAACAGAAATGTTTTCTTTTGCGACCTTACAGTCGATTTTAGTGACACGTTCAATATTCGAACGAATAAGTCGAAGTTCGGGATCTCCAGCTTTCCAAATAAAATCAATCACATCTTTTAATGTAATCACATTTTGTTTCTTCTTCGTCATATAGAACCAGTATACCTTTTCTAGAATCAGTTGTCAAGGAATTCTGAAAAATTATTTCTCTCCAGAAATCCAAGCACTCCCGAAGACCTCTGCTTCCCCGAAGACCAGAGCGATTCCAAAGATTCGAGCGTTCCCAAAGACCCATGCGTCTCCGAAGACATGAGCTTCCCCAAAGACCTGTGCAGACCCAAAAACCCGAGTGTTTCCATAGACCCAAGATTCCTCAAAGACCTGAGCCCTCCCAAAAACATGAGCGTTCCCAGAGACCCGAGCGTTTCCAGAGACCTGAGACATCCCATAGACCACAGCATATGGACCGACATAAGCGGTTTCATCTACGGAAGCAGTATTCTGGACCCAGCCTCCTCCATTCGGGTGCTGGTGCCAGGTCTCTAAATTTGCGTCAGGAAACTTTTCTTTCAATTGTTCGAGAGTCATACTAGAACCATTATAGCGTATAACGGAATTCGAACCTAATTTTTCCGAAAGAATATGTCCTTTGTTTTCAACAGTCGATCGTATCTATAACAAAACAAATGGAATATTCTTTCGAATCGTTCCAATCGCTGGAATAGAACTCGATTCTGAAATCCCTCCATGATCCTCCAGCGGTCCCAGACGAATCGGAATCGGTTTGGGATACTATATCCCTCAGAGAAGAATCGGATCGTCTGGAGGCCGAAAAAGATTATCTCCTTTGTTTTCAATAGTTTACCGCAAGTTGTTGAAACTAAAGGAGATATTCTTTCTAAAAAATTTGGTTTTCTAGAAGATTCGAGGTATACTGAATGTATGAAGACGACCAAAGAACTCATTAAATCTTGCACAGAAAATAGACGAAGATTGGCTAATTTGGAATCACCAAATCTCAATTCATTCAAATACGAAAATTACTTCTTGATTCGTGCAAAGAAAAATGTGAAATT